CATGTTATAAATGATGTCATTCCTTCGTCAGCACTACGAATTTGAACTGAAACATATGTACATTTCTTCGATTTACATTTAGCACATTTGAATTGATCTGTTGTTGCCTGTAATGATAAATCAACAACCTCTTTATCCAATAATTCTTGTTTTTTAATGTATTTTTTCCATCGCCTTGGATGTAAATCCCAAGGTTTCATATTTACTAAATATTCTGGTGAAATATCATGTGATAGTATCTTCTCAAGTAACTTTTTGTTCTTAATATATTCACTATTATTATTTAAATTAGATACGATTGAATATACTTTCGGTTTATATATTCTCATAAAAAGATGATTACAGAATTTGGGAGATATACCTCTACAAATAGCATATTTAACCGAATATTGATGTATTTCATTCTCTATTTCTGTAGAGATATCAATATCTTCAACATATTGATTTATTTTAATGATAGAAAAATCCCTAATATTTTTATCAATCGTGGCTTGTGAAATATTTTTCTTATTATTATTTTTCTTACTTTTACTTTTACTTTTATTTTTAGACATTTAAATTAATATGTTTTATTACTTGAATAGTTTATTCTATTTTATATTTAATTAAATATAAAATAGAATCAATTGTGTTTATAATAAAATGGAACTTGAATTCAAATCTCAAGAAGAATTAGACCACTTTCTTCGATATATCAAAGAAGAACAAAGAAAAATAATTGCTGAAAATCCAGATTTCATTAAGAAGTTGAAAAAAGAAGAGGATAAAAAATATTGGGATGATTTAAAAAAAAATATTATGTATTTTGGTATAACTATAATTGCAATAGAAACTCTTAGATTTACTTTAAGTTTTTTTAGAAAAAATGAAAAATAATCTAGTAGAGACTTAAATCTAATTAAAAAAAATTGAATATTACTATATTATAAATAGTAATTATGAGTTTTAAAAAAGATATATCTAAAATACGTAAATTAAATAATAAATGCGCGGATTGTAATTCAGTTAATCCGTCGTGGGCATCTGTTAACATAGGAATATTATTATGCCAAAGATGTTGTATTTTTCATAGAAAAATGGGAGTACATATTTCGAGAGTTAAATCAACTACATTAGATAATTGGAATAGTAAGTACATTAATTATTTAAAACAAAATGGAAATGTAAAAATGAATAAAATATATGAAGCAAAGTTAAGTAAACGTTTTAAACCCAATAGCGAAACATCTGAATACGACTTGTATGAGTTTATTAAAAATAAGTATCAACACAAATTATATTTTTCACGTTCTGTAAAGAAAAAATTAGAGAAAAAATTAGAGAAAAAGAAAATCATACAAACTATTTCAATTACGCCTATGATTTCTCCACAGAAAATTTCTTCTCCAAAAATTGATAATGACAAAATAGCAGATTTAATAGATTTTGATTCATTACTTATTTCTGATGAAACAAAACCTATAAATAATGAAAATCCAAATATTTGGGAAACATTTGGTGATTTAGAAGATATTTTTGGAAAAACCCTTGAAAACAAAACAGAAGACAAAACTGAAGACAAAACAGAAGACAAAACTGAAGACAAAGTTCAAAATAAGCAATCGAATGATTTAGAAAAAATAACATCATTGTTTAAATCATCACAATATTCATGGCAACGAAATACATATCCTATTCAACAAAATCAACAACCAAATTTCTATAGACAAAATACATATCCTATTCAGCAAAATCAACAACCAAATTTACATAGACAAAATACATATCCTATTCAACAAAATCAACAACCAAATTTCTATAGACAAAATACATATCCTGTACAACAAAATCAAAATATTACAACTCAGTATACATATCCAAGCACTTCTAGTACAAATTATCAAAATACATATCCTAATCCTACACAACAAAATCAAAATACTTCTGGTATGAATTCTCAAAATTTAACTAATAAGTACTATAATCCATTTAATTAAAGTGTATTATTTAAAATAGTAAAAAAATCAAATATATTGTTGATTCTATTTAAGTATGTGTGTTTTGTTTTTACAATATCCATCAAATACAATATATGTTCTTGATTATATTCATTTTCAATCCAGTTTTTAGCATCGTAAAATAATTTATATGGACATGGATTATAAATTATTTTTTTATCAAATAATTCATAAACAATTTTTGAATTGGTAAAACCCATTTTACCATAACTTATATTTTTAAAAATACGACAAGGTATATATCCAACATCACATTGTTGTTGCCGTTGAATAGATGGTGCAATATAAGATTCTTGAATTAATTTTATATTATCACTTGATGAAATATTTCTTCTTTTTCCTTCATATCCTCCAAAATGGATAAATGAAATATTATTTTCAGTACAAGCTTTTTTAAATTGTTTCCATTCGTCTACAATTGTTCCTACAAAATTAATTTTTTGTTTATTACTATTAATTGAATTCAAATTTTTTTGTATTTCATTTATTTCATGTGGTAATAAATCAGTTGCCCATGGAAAATATAATGTATATGTAGAAATATCATAATAAACATAATCTTCCATTTTTGTTTTATTTTGCACAAATTTCGGTCTATAAACTTGCATATTAATAACATTTCCTTTTTCTGCTAAATGTTTAAATCGAATGTCTTCCCAAGTTCCTGCATTTCTTTTGTAATATGCTTTACCTGGATCTACAAAGGAATTATGTAATATGTATTTACAATCTAAACGAATAGGCATCCTTTTACAAACTTGATGTTCTGAAATAAATAATGAATTTGTAAAATCAATATTTGTTATATCAGACCTATCATTTAACCATAACACGTTGTATTTTAGATACTTAAATGCTAAAAAGAACCCATTATGTATGTATGAATGAGTATGCGAATGTAATTTATGTCCCCATATAATAATTTGATTAAAATTCATTAATCTTTTATATTTAAAGTGTAGAAATGTTTTCTATATTTTAAATGTAAAAATGCAAATATAAAGTATTAAATTGTTAAATTACTTAATGTTTACGTCTTTTACCACCAACGGTAGGTACTACTGGCATAGTAGGAATTGATGAAATTGATGGTCCAAATAATCCGCTAATTAAACCAATAAGTGCTTTCATTGCGACACCACCGAAGAAAATCATTACAAAGCTTGGAAGTTCAAACCATTGCATGTGAATAAAGAGAGCAATTAAACCTAATTGGAAACATAAAGAACCTAAAATAACTCCGATTGCTCCGACGGCTTTTGCTCCAGTTGGGAGTTTTTTTAGTGCTGTAGTTGCGATAACAACTCCTTTAATTACAGCTATTAATAATGGAATGATAACACTAATAAGTGCTTGCACAGTTGGACTTTGGTTAGTTATAAATGATAAATCCATATTATAATCGTATATAAATTATACAAATATATTTTTTTTGTAGTGATTAAATATAAGAAAAAATAAAAATAGTGTCTTATAATTTATATTAATGTGATATGTAGATAAATCGTATCTAAAATTTACTAAAAATTCAAAATATAATAAATTATACGTGTTAAAAAAACGAAAATTCAAATTTTTTAGAATATACTTAAATAAATAATATGTATATATTTTGTTTTCTTGAATATTTATATTGGGAATGATAGAAATATTATTTCTGATATTATATACTATATTAAAATGTATCATACAATTTTCACAAAGGTTAAAATTGTTAAAACAAATGTTATCTAAGCATATTCCAAAAAATCTTTTTTTTTCTTCCGACATACATCTTATTATGTATGGTTTCTCGTATTTAATTATAATAGTTTTTATATCATTTGATAACATCATTATAAAATATTATTAATATTTGCTTATAATATTTTAAACTATAATTTTTTTATCCCATTTTTTTTATCCCAATGAATAATTTATGACGATGTTCCCATAATCTTTTATAACATTTAGAAACAGTTACATCACTTACTGATAATTTTTCTTTTAAAGAAACTTTCGTTATATTTAATTTAAAAACTACAATTATTAAATAAATAATTCCAGCAGCAATTGATGGAGGAGTATTGTCTTTAACAATACCTAACCTTTGTGCTCTTTTTGAAATAATTAACGCAATTTTTTCAATTCTTTTAGAAATAAGTAATTTACTACAATAACGCTTTACAAAATCCTGTGGATTTGAAACACTTACATTTATTTGTATATCCTTTTTCATTTCTATTTCTATAAATTTTTTTAATCCTTTGGTTACATCAGTTGGAGCGATACCAAACATTTTCGCAATTTCAATTGATGAACGAGGTACTCCATTATTCTTACATGCAACAAATAAACAAGCAGCTTTAATACCTTCTCTTACAGTTCCACGAGTTAATATTCCTTCTATACATTCACTTTTACAACTTAGCATTTTATAATACATTTTTGCTTCATCCTTTATTTTAGAAACTAAACCAGAATTTTGTGTTTTAATATTTATATCTTCAAATACATGCCACAAACTTCTTTCATCGGAAGGCATAGCGTTCCAAGAATGTAGTCTTTGTAATGATCCATATTTATTTCCTCCTATATATGTTCCCATTGATGATTTTGGAAGTAAAGGATTTACCGGAATTCCACATCTTGTTGGATCTAAACCTTTTGAATCATGAGCACCATACCATCTCCATTCTGCATCATTTTCTAATAAATGTGATAGAACTAATCCACAATTAGTACATATTTTATAACCATTTACACTATCTTGGAATACATTTTTTTCAGATACACAATTTGGACATGACTTTTTTATTTTTGCTAAATAATCTTTTGGAACATAATTGTCATTTTTATCGTTTTCATCGTTTTCATCGGTCGTAGTATTTATTTTTTCGATAATACTTTCCAGTTTATCGAAATAATCAGAAAGTTCGGATGAATTAGTATTCATTTTTATTTAAAACATAATATTAAATATAGATTTTCATTTTTAATATTTCATATTAAATTATCGATACAGATAATTTAGAAATATCGTAGTTATTTAATGTAATTGAACGAAATAAATTTAAATCTTTAGAAGTGCTTTTACAAAACTCTTCATAAAAATTTACAAATTGTTGTAAAATATTTGATGATTGCGTATTGCCGTATATTTTGATTTCGTAACTCAGACATTTATCTCTATGCCCTATTACTAAAACTTCAAATGATACATTATCTTTTATAAAACGGGTTTTAACAATTTTACGAATATCATGATAAGTTGTTATTGGTGGAAATAAATCAATAGGGATTTTATTAGTTCTATATAAGGAAACACGTATATCATTTCCTCTATCATCATTGTTTTGTAATGTATTATAACTAAAAATTTTATCTTTTTTACACCATTGGTCACCATATTCATTAATAATTAATTGTAAATCATTATAGAAAAAATGCTTACAATTATTTTGTATAATTTTTTCCCATTTTTTAGAATGTAAATACCCTAAGATTTTTATATATTTTTCTTCACCAATATCCAATTTGACATAATTTTTATCAATTATTTCACAAATCTGAAAACAATAATTATTAAATCTATCATAATTAGAGTTTGAATTAGTCTGGTTTGCAGACTTAATTGGTAACAAGTTAAGTAGTTTGTTATCCATTTAATTTTAATTAACAAATAATATTTATTTCAATTTTTATTATCTTTTAATTATTCCTTAATTATCTGACTAACAAAATTATCTAACAGAAAATCAATACCATATCGAATCCAACCTTCTTTAATATTTAAATTCCATACATATAATGATTCAGTAATAATAGATTCCATTATAATTACTCCTACCAAAAATGATAAACCAGCATAATTTTGGGCAACATATTCAAAACTCCAATTTTCACGAAGAGGTTTTAAATAAAGTAAATACATAATACTTAATCCCATTCCACTCATTAATATATTATCAATTGTATTAAAATATGATGAATTTACTTTAGGGAAAATATCTCGTAATGTTTTAATAAATCGTAATGACGTTCCTTTTGAAAATAAATAAGAACGTAAAACAGTTGAACTATAATAATGAATAATTTTTTGTATAATCCATTTTACTATTGAATCAAAAGTATTTATTTTATTATTTTTTGAAACATTTAATATAAATCTCCAAATAAATTTTCTTCCTATTATTATTCCTAAATGTAGAACGAATAGTAAAAAAATTTTTAATGGATTCATCGCATTATCTTGTACCCTCATACACCAGAACATAATAATTAATATGAATATTAAATATGGTAAAAGTTGAATCCACTTTTCTTTTAATCCTGTTTTTAGATCATTAAAAAATGACCTAAAAGTTTCCTCAAATTCGGAACTTATTTTTTTCATAAAATTACTTAAATTAAAGTCATCAAGATCTGACCCAATATCTTCACAATTTTCTACAAAACTTTTTTTAAAAACATCGCTATGATTTAATATCGTAAAGAATTCCATTATATATTAAAAACATATAAATAAATATTTGTAATTACAACCAACTTCTTATTTTATATAAGAATTATTACATATTTAAATATAATAATGAATAAAAGAAAAATATATGGAACAACTCTATACATTGACAAAATATGTATTGAAACAATATATGGAAATTTTACAGCATATACTTATCAAAATCTTATACACAAAGGATATATTATTGCATTAACATATGGCGATATTAAAAAAGAAATTTTATATACTCGTATTCATTCATCGTGTGTAACTTCTGAAACTTTACGTAGTCAAGATTGTGATTGTGTTCAGCAATTATACGGAGCATTTAAAAAAATTAGTGAAAAAGGAAACGGAATACTATTTTATTTTATACAAGAAGGGCGGGGTTGTGGATTTATAGGAAAATCTAGGGATAGAATGCATGTTCAATATAGTGACGATAAAATAACTACATTCGATGCATATAAAATGTTAGGTATGAAAAAGGATTATCGTGATTACACTAGTGTAAAGGATATTTGTTACATGTTAGATATAAATCCAAAATTTATTTTAATGACAAATAATCCTGACAAAATTAATGGTTTAAAACAATTAGGTTTAAATGTATTTGATACTGAAACAATCGAATATACACCTAATCTATTTAATAGAAAGTACTTAATATCAAAACAAAAGTCGGGACATAATTTATCTAAATTAAATACCTTTATTGGAAATTATGATATGAAACATAAACATAAATATAAATGTAAACCTTTTGAACCATATCATTTAAAAAATTGTACTAGATATATTCACGTTTCATCATATTATTTACCTATTAGACCTATCGATAATAAAATAACTTTAACGCAAACTGAATATAATAACTTTATATCCAAATACGGAAAAGAATATCCATATATTGACATACCTAATAATAAAAGACTAATTAAAGTAAATGATGAAATTATTAAAAAATTCCCAGATTTATCTTGCACACCATACTGGTTTAAAGTTAATTGTTTTTTTGACATTGCGACAAATAATGATGTCTTAATTTTAGAATATGGCGATACTAGAAATAACCCAATTGTTAGAATACATTCGGAATCTTTATTAAATCGGTTTCCATTAGTTCAACAAGACAATAAAAAAAAATATAAACAATCAATTAATCTAATAATTGGACATGGTTCTGGTATTATTGTATTATTTTATGAAGATGGTCGTGGTTCTGGATTTGGTGGCTTTGTCTTATCTCGTAATAAAGAAACAACAATAACTGGTATTCAAAAAGATAGTCGTGATTATAGAGGTATATCTCATTTACTAAAAGAATATATTAATCCAGATAAAATTATATTGTTGTATTCTTGTATTTCTTCACAAGAAATATCTAGAAAACAATTCGAAAAAGTAAATATCAATATTGATAAATACATTTACATTGGTCGTGGTAAAAATAAAACTGGTTGTAATATTATTAAATCACGGATAGATAAAAATTTAGAATATATAAACCATATTGATAATGATATTAATTTAATTGAAACATCTGAAAAAAAAGAACAATTAATAAAAGCATTTACTAATGATAATGTATATTTTACAGGCATTGGTTCATCAGAATCTCATGCTAAATATTTGATGTATTTGATACGTAAATATCCAGAAATAAAATCAAAAAATCTAGAATTTATCCCATTAATTGAATTTTATGACTCTGATAGAGTATTGAATGGTACTTTGGTATTATTCAGTCAAGGATTATCACCAAATGTTCAGATAATATTTGAAAAAAATAATTATCAATCAATTATATTATTTACTGCCATAACAATACATAATAAAAATCAAAAGAAATTACAAATTTTAAATAAATTAAAAGAAAATAATTCCAATTTTATTATTAACTTTCCAATTGAAGATGAATATACAACATTAATTCGAATTATTGGTCCAATGTGTGGATATTTATATTCATTTAAGTTAATCAAAGAATTACTAAATATTCAACTTGATAAAAAAACTAAAGATTCTTTGTATAAACTTTATATTAATAATGAAATTTTAGTTCCAAACGAAAAATTTATTGGTTCTTTAGTTAAAAATAGAAGAGTTTGTATTCTTTGCGATAGTGAATCCAAAAAATATATTGGAAATATTCAATGTAAATTTATTGAAGGAGTTTTCTTTAAAGCATTTATTGTATGTGACTATTTTGAATTTGTTCATGGAACATATCAGAATTTAGAATATAATAGAAATAATGGAATTATTACTGATATAATAATTTTAAAAAGAAATAGAGAAGATATTATTTCAAAATTACAATTAATGTTGAAAGATTACAATATTTGGATACTTGAAAATGATTTAAGAGATGAATTAAAAATAATCCATTATGAAATATCATTTAATTATCTTATTTCACAAATAATGAACCGTTTAGATATTGACCAAATAAATTGGTTTGGGAAAGAAACCGGAAAATTAATATATGACATTAAAAATTGATTTTTAACTTAAAATTAATAAGAATAATTTATTAATATTAACGTAAATAGAAAATGAATGTTGATCGGAAAATATATGGAACAACATTATTTATAGACGAATCAATCATTGAAACAAAATATGGTCAATTTAAAATGTACACATTTCAAGATTTAATCCATAAAGGATATATTATTGCATTAACGTATGGTGATATAAAAAAAGAAATATTGTATACTCGTATTCATTCATCATGTATAACATCTGAAACATTCCGTAGCCAAGATTGTGATTGTGTTCAGCAATTATATGGAGCATTTAAAAAAATTAGTGAAAAAGGTGATGGAATATTATTTTATTTAATACAAGAAGGGCGAGGATGCGGGTATGTTGGAAAGTCAAGAGCTTGTATGCATGTTCAATATAATGATGATAAAATAACTACATTCGATGCATATAAAATGTTAGGTATGAAAAAGGATTATCGTGATTACACTAGTGTAAAGGATATTTGTTATTTGTTAAATATAAATCCAAAATTTATTTTAATGACAAATAATCCTGATAAGATAGATGGTTTAACAAATTTAAAATTTCATATAGAAAAAACAGAAACAATAGAATTTAAACCAAATCCTTTTAATCAAGATTATTTAATATCAAAACAAAAAACAGGACATATTTTATATGAGGCAAGAGAAAAAGTTCAAAAATATGAATTAAATAATCCAAAATGTGAACCATTTATTCCATATCATTTAGAAAATTGTAAAAGATTTTTACACGTTGCTTCTTATTATTTACCTATTAAACCAATTAATAATAAAATTATTATATCAAATGATGATTTTGCATTATTACAGAAAAATGCAAAATATGACATAACATTTACTAGATTACCTAATAATAATTCTTTAATTAAAGCAACAGATAAATTAATTAAAGAATTTCCAAAATTATTGTGTAAACCATATTGGTTTAAAATGAATTGTTTTTTTGATATCGCTACACACAAAGACGTCCTTATTTTACAATATGGAGATTGTAAAACGAACCCGATTGTTAGAATACATTCAGAATCAATAGTAGATAGATTCCCAATATTAGATAGGGAGAATAGAAACAAATATAAAAAGTCAATTCAAAAAATAATTAGTCATGGTTCTGGATTAATCATTCACTTTTATGATGATGGAAGAGGTTCTGGATTTGGTGGAAGTATACTAAATAAAAAATATGGTAGAACTATTACAGGTATTCGCCATGATAGCCGTGATTATAGAGGAATTTCACATCTAATTAAAGAATTTATTAATCCAGAAGAAATAATACTATTATATGCGAGTGAAAGATCACAAGAATTATCAACACAAGAATTAAGAAAAGCAGGCATTATTATTAACAGATTAATACATATTTGGTAATTATTGTTTTTTTGATTTGACTATTTTTGGTAATCCATTTTTCAATTTTTTCCCAGAAAATCTATATCCTTTTTTTAATTTTCCTTTATTTCCTCCAGTTTGATTAATTCCTTTGTGTTTTCTTACTTTTTTAGTTTTTTTTTTCAAAATCCCACCAATTGTTTGACCAATTGTTTGACCAATTGTTTGACTACTTGATGTTGTTGTAACAACAGGTGTTGGTATAACAACAGGTGTTGGTTTATTTTTTGTTGCTATGAGTACAAAATCATCTTCTTTGTTTTGTACTAAAGTTGGTTGCTTTAAGTGATTCTTTTTGATACCTCGTATAATATCTTCCATGTTCCCATATGGGAGATCTATAATATCCCAGTTTGGACTTCTTTCAAGTGCCCATTCCGTGGTGGATGCTCTGCGAAATCTATATGTTGAACATTTATTCATTAATCTCATTTTTTTCTTATTTTTTTCTACATTATCTAAATTCGTATATGTAAAGTTCAACTCTTCTGGTTCTTTTAAATTTTTTATAGGATCATTTAATTCTAATGTAAATTTTTTAGAATTATTT